CAGCCAAGGTGCGCAACATCTGCGGCACGATGGGGCGCCTGCCCGCCGACGTGCGGGCGATGACGCCGCGCGAAACCATTGACCTGATCGAGGGCTGGAACGCCGCTCAGGCTGAGGCATCCGGGCAGGTGCAGGCCCCGACCGACGCGGAATTTGAGGAACTGGTGGCGCGCTACGGGTGATTGCGCAGCGCGGCATCAACCACTGGAATGCACATGGCGACAAGAGTGGCATCGGGCCAATGCCGATTTAAGCACGCTTCGACGACCTTTTGCGTAATCGAGTCGCCAGTTGATGCCTCTTTCGCCACCCTAAGAGCGGCGACTTGCTGGTCTTCCGCGCAGTCCCCGATCATCAACCAGTCAAGCCGCCATTTTCGTTCGCACAAGGCAATCGCGTTCGCCGCCAAATCGCTTGATGCGCTGTCCGCCATAATCTGAACTCGGCGAAACTCGTCGCGGTTTTTGTCGATGCACCGCCAGATATCGAAGTTTTCCGGTCCGGCGACAGTCGCGCAATAGGCGCGCTGATCGCTTTCGGAAAAAACAAACGCCGACACCGGAGATGCCAGCATGAGCGCGCAGACGGTGAATCGAAATAGCATGTCGACCTCAAGGTGATGAATGTCCGAAGAGCTTGAGCGTATCACAATCCTGCTGCAGGCCAAGGATCGGGACTTTGCGCGGGCAATGGAGCGGAACAATAAGCTCATCGCCAAAATGGCGCGGGATGCGACAAAGAACACCGACGCCATGTCGGCCAAGGTGAACAGTCACCTGTCATCGATGGGGGCAGGCGCCATGTCGTTCGCGAAGAACTTTGCGGCTGGGCTGGCTGGCGGCGTCGTTTCCGCCGCTTTTGCCGGGGTCTCGGCCAGCATCCGCGAGTTGGTCGGGCAAGTGGCCGATCTACAAGACCAAGCCGACAATATGGGCTTTGGTGTCGAGGATCTGCAGGGCTTGCAGGCTGGGTTCAAGCTTGCCGGTGTCGAAATCGACGCAACCACATCGGCGCTGGAAATCTTCTCGCAGCGCGTCGGGGAGGCCGCAGAAGGTGACGGCGCTCTTGCAAAGGCGCTGGCGGCACGGGGCATAGCGCTGCGGGATGCCGCCGGAAACATCCGGCCGGTCATCGATCTGTTGCGCGACTATGCCGACGCCATAGCTGCCGCCGGGACGGATCCTGAGCGGTTGTCGATGGCAGTCGATGCATTTGGAAAAGGCGGCAAGGCGATGGCGCTGGGGATGGCTGAAGGTGCCGCTGGGGTCGATCGGATGATCGCCGCAGCCAAAGAAGCCGGGCTGGTGCTTGACACGGAACTGGTGAAGCGCGCCGCCGAGATCGACGACAAGTTCGACATCCTGACAATGAAAATCGGAAACTACTTCAAGGGCGTGGCAGTCGCGCTTGCAGATGTGCCGTTCGATGTGTTTGACACGCGCGTCAATGAAATTTTCGGAAGCGAAGCGCAGGCGAGGTCCATCCTTGGCGATCGGGCGTTCGAAGACCTGAAGGCGGCAGTTGCGCTGACGGACCAGCAGGCAGAAGCGGCGCAGAGATTGCGCGGTGTTTACGATGGTCTTGGCGAGGATGCACGGCGCTTGGCTATTGATTTTGCTGGTGCTGCAGAGACGGCAGACCAACTCGGCAACGATACCCTGTGGATTGCCCTTGCCACGGCGTCGAACGACATGCGGACGCTCGCGGACCAGTTTGCTGCGGGCGAGATCAATGGCGAGCAATTCGCTGGCTCGCTTGAAAGCGTCAGGTCGAAGGCAGCCGATGCTCTGGGCCAACTCAGCGACATCGACAAGCAGAGCTTTGCCGGGGTGATTTCCAACCTCGGCGCGCTCTGGGGTGCGCTCAACGCCCTCATTCCGAAAGCTGCCGCTTTAAAATCTGCACTCCCTGGGAGCGCCGTCGGATTTAGCCCTGATCTCAATCGGTTTGCGCCGCCGACTCGTGAATCCATGGGTATGGTTGTTGTAAATACCCCAGACAAAAACACGCCGCGCCCTGTTGCCGCCCCGCAGAACGTCGATTTCGACTGGAGCGGGAACAACGGGCGCGGCGGGAAAAACGGGAAAGGCGGTGGCGGTGGCCGATCATCCGACCGCTACGGCGATAAGCTGGACAGCTTCCGCGAAGAAACTGCCGCGCTGCTGGCCGAAGCGGCCGCGCTGAACGATGCCGTTCTCGGCTTTGACGAATACGGCATCGCGCAGGACGTGGCACGCAAGAAAGCCGAGCTGCTGCAGGCGGCGCAGAATGCGGGCAAAACGATCACGCCGGAACTGACGGCCGAAATCGACGCGCTTGCCGCCAGCTATGCAGATGCCGCCAAGAGGGCCGAGGATGCGCGCCAGCGGCACGACGATTTTCGCGCGGCATTGGCCGAGATGAAATCGACCGGGGCAGACGTTTTCGAGGGCCTGCTGACCGGATCGATGAAATTCAAGGATGCGCTCGGGACGATCGCAGCGAAACTGGCGTCGATGGCAGCGAACCGGCTGTTCGAGTCTCTCTGGACCAATGTTCTAGGCGGCGCAGCTGGCGGTTTCTTGGGCATGCTCGGGTTTTCTTCGGGTGGCTACACCGGGCCGGGCGGGCGCAATCAGGCCGCTGGCGTCGTACACAAGGGCGAGGTCGTGTTTTCGCAGGATGACGTGCGCAAAGCCGGTGGCGTTGCGGCGGTTGAGGCGATCCGAAAAAGCGGGGCGGTAGCTATGGCTCCGGCGAGGGCATTGCAGGCGCCAGCGCCGCAACGTGATGTGGCTGTCCAGGTCGTCCCGTCCCCTTACTTCGATGTGCGCGTGGCTGAGGTCTCCAGCTACGGCGACGCGCAGACCGCCCGCATGTCGCAACGCGCCATGCCCGGGCTGCAACGCGACAACTACCTCCGGGGCACGAAATGACCGAGATCATCGACGTGCCGTTGTTGTTCTGCCGGGTCTCCGAGGTCAACTGGCGCATCGACTGGCGCGGCCAGGGCGCGCTGTCCGGCCTCAACGGGTCGGACCAGATCATCGCGAACGCGTTCCCGCGCTGGGTGGGATCGCTGCCGCTTGTCCTGCCGCCGCCGATGATGGCAGCATGGCGGGCACTGATCGCGGACGGCGAGGGGCGAGCTAATGCCTACCGGGTGCGCATGCTGGACCCGCTGGGGTTTGCGGGAATGAGCCAGCCGTGGCAGGCCGATTGGTCCGACTATCAGGCCGGGGTCTATGTCGAGCGCCGCCCGCAGGTCACCTGCACCGGGGCCGCGGCCGGGGCCACCTCGATCACGGTTGACGAGCGCGCGATTGATGCGCCGGTCAAAGTCGGCGCGATCATGTCGCACAACGACTGGCCTTTTGTGGTTCGGGGCCGCAGCGGATACGGGGCTGCAACGGTGCTGCGCGTAACCGCCCTGCGCCGCGCCATCCCGTCCGGGGCGGCCATTGACTGCATCGCCCGCGGGCTGTTCCGGGCCACCGACGACGCCAGCGGCTGGCCGTCCTATGGGGTCAACCGCGTGGCGACACCGACCCTTGACCTTGCCGAATGGATCACCCGCACATGACTTTTGACCCGCGGGCGGAGTATCTGGCCATCCTCGATCTGGTGTCGATCGACACGCCGGACGGGGTGTTTCGCTTCATCGCTGGCACGGACGGCATTTTCACCGACATCAACGGCCACCAGTGGATCGGGTCGCGGCTGATCAACGGCGGCGACATGAAGGCCAGCATCCAAGGCGAAGCGCCGTCCGGCTCGCTGACGCTGGCCTTTATCCAGGATCCGTCCGGTGCCGACCTGATCGCGCAGATCCGCGAGCTTGGCACCGACTATGTGCGAGGCCGGGAGATTGTGTTCTGGGATGCACCAATCCCGTCGCAGTCGGCGCTTTACGACGGCAGCGTGACCCCGCAGCGCACATTCACGCGGACGGCCGGGCATATCGAATTTGACCTTTCCGGCCCGATGGAACGCCGGATCACGCTGACGTTCGAAGGGCCTTTTACCGGGCGCAACACTGCGCCGGGCTGGCAGATGACCACCAACGACCATTCGGCGCTGATCGGATCGGTCAACACCTCGCTGCGCCTGATGCCAACGGCCAGCTATAAACCGCGGCCGATGTTCGGATGACCCCGCTCTACGCCGAGGTCAATCGGTGGCTTGCCACCGATCATCGCTGGGGCGTGGCCGACTGCATCACCCTGCCCGCGGATTGGGTGCTGAGGATGACCGGCGCTGATCCGGCCGAGGACATCCGCCTGACCTATGGCAGCGCGGGCGAGGCGCAGCTGGCATGGCGGTTTTTCACGGACCCGCTGGGCTGCGTCGCGCCGCGGATGGACCGGTGCGGGTTGCGGGTCACGAC